AGCAAGGCCCTGAATTACCTTGTCAGCAATGAAACGGGCCTTCTGACATACCTGAAAGACGGGCATTGTTCCCTGTCCAACAATATAGCTGAAAATGCCATCCGGCCCTTTACCGTAGGCCGGAAAAACTGGTTGTTCATCAACAGCCCTAAAGGAGCCGCTGCCAGCGCTGCCGTCTACAGTATCATAGAAACCTGTAAAGCGAATCAGATAAATCCAGAAGACTATCTACTGCGCGTATTCGAAAAGGCCCCGCAAGAAACGCACTTTACACAACCAGAAGTACTCGATACGTACTTGCCATGGAATCTGATGACCCAAGAGACCAAGCTATCTGAATAAATATCGGCAAAATGCCGGATGTTATGATGAGCATACCATAACGTCCGGCATTTTTACATACACGGTTTTATTTTACGCTTACCGATGAACGGCCTTTCCATCATCTGAGCTCCTGATTAACCTTCTTTCTATAACATAAAAAGCCGGCACGGAACATCCTTCTCAATGTCCCGCGCCGGCTATTTCCTACTTTACATCTCCTACGATCGTATTTACAGCCAGTTTCATCAGCGTAATGTACAGACGATTCCATATCTTCACCAATCAGCTGGTCGTGGTCTGGATTTTTGCTTTATTTACCATAGTTGTAAAGTCACTCACATATTCATCCGCGACCATGAGCACAAGTTATATTTTTAATATTTTCAGCAATTGGCTCACTATTCGTGTATCCACTACCTAATACATCGCCACTGCTATTTTCTACCCAGTAGGTCCCACTCCTAAGATTAAAATAAAACCAACAAGTAATATATCCTCCAGATTGATTCTGAACAATTACCTTGGAGTATACATTCGGATACGTACCGTACTTATCTCTAACGTAAAAATCAACACCATCGCTAGACCCAGCATAAATATCTACTGCATAGCTTATTCCTGTCATACCTCCAAATGAAAATAGTATACTCAATACAGCTACCATCAGTCCATTTATTAGCTTTTTCTTCATTTATAAATCACGCTCCTTTCAGTCTAATTTTAACGCTAATGTTATCCTCTTACAAGATAACTGTTCTAAAGGTTAGTGTCAAAAAATTTTCGGTCTTTTTTTTAGACCTAGATACTAAGCGGGATTTTATTTCCACATTGTTACTCTTAAATCTCTGACTGATGGGCTTATAGGCCGTACGTCCCCATTGGTGTTTCTGCCACTTTCTTCATCAGCAAAGCGGAAAGCCGTTGGTAGGGGTTCAATCGGAGCTGCTTAGGAAGATGTGAAATCTTCCATCCGCTATCTGAAAGCCCATGCAGGCCAGTTCGGCATCGCCCCGGAATGGGTCAGAATCATCGGGGGGGGGGAGCAGTACCGGTGGCTATCTTACCGCCATGGCAGCTATGACCAGTGGCACGATGACTTTTGACCGTGGAGACAATCTTCAGGCAAAAGCGACGTAAAAGCAACCGTAGACCTGTTTGGACTTTCTGATCTCACCCGCATCGGCGATGAGACGCCAGCAAAGCCAATCCTATTACGTACATTTCCAAAACCTGCTCTCCTATGCTGCTCACGCATAGCACGAAGACTAAAATAATATCACCCAGCCAGATAGATCTGCTTTTCCAGGCCCTTCAGAAAAGACACATCCCCTCCCAGCATTATCTGGTAGAAGAAACTGCTCACGGCGGCATTTACTGGAACAAAAAAAAGAAATTCTGGACGTCATCACATCCTTCTTCGACTCATATTTGAAAAATTAAGGAAATAAAAAATTCTCATACCTCGTCACCTATCGGGCCTCGAAACAAGGCGGCGAACTCTATGGCCACATAGAAAAAGGCCGCATCGCCATGGCTGGCTATGCGGCACTCTATGCAGAATCGGATTTGAAGATTTAGATGGAATCAGATTTAAACGACACTTGGCCGTTCATGAGCAGGGGAAGCAGGAAATCGCGAAGAGAAGCAAGCTGCTGATTTTCCTTGATGATTTCTGATATCTTGCAATATATGTTGTAAGATATTTGATTATATTTCCTAATTAAATTAGAATCCGGTATTTCGCAACTATATTCCATCAATCCATTAATATGCAAATGCTTTATTTTAGTACCACTTGCAAACCCAACCATATATTTATGAAAAAAATCTTTATCTAACAATCTTTTGAGATAATATCTTCCGTATTTTTGATCACATTTCAGTCTCGCTACATCCATAGACATAACTACTTCCGATTCAGAAAAACAATCCGGCAATATAATAGCTTTGCCAATTATATCACTACTTCCTGTTATATCTATTGGTGATTGTTGAGTCATACAAATTAATAAATCATATGGCTGAATTAAATTTATCTTTTTGTATGGTCCTGAATATTTTTTAATTCCTTCAACTTTATAAGTTGAATTAGAATGAAAAGAATTTAAATTAATCATAGGAATACCGTCTGGCATTAATTCATCAGATGAATATGAAATGCCTCTATCTATCTTTATGTGATTACCAAGACAATCCACTTCCCAACCATCCGGTATTTCTCGCTGGAGTCTTTCATTCCATACCATTTTGCCGCCACTGCTCTTGTAAGGCCGGCCATTTTCATCTGGAAAGTCGAATTGGACAAACCAGTAATCGTAAATTGTTCTGGCAAGTGATTCAAATTCAGTGAAAATTTTATCATTATTAGCAATTTTATTATCTATTGTTGATAATACTTGAGAAATGCTTTTTTGCACATTAATATCTTTAATAATATTTATCATCGTTTGCTTAACCATTAGCACAGTAAGTTGAGCCTGTACTGAACCAGTTCCACTGATATTGCTATTCTTAAGCAAATAATACAGATAGAGACAATCAAGATATTTATTATCAGGAATAATGGAAATCAGCCGAATAATAGGAACATATGGTTTATTTCTATAAAAGGGTGTACCTATACTACCTCTAGCTGATACTGTTACAGCCTCCTGTGTTATTGCTGGATGGTCAGTATAGCCAACTAGTCCTTCATTATCTATCCCATTCGCATAGACAGGAATCTTGTTTTTGCTAGATTTGTTAATCGAAAAATGTTCAGGTTTATCCCTTCCTGCGATTACTTCACAATAATCCCCAATAAACACCTTATTCATATTTCAATCCCCCAAGAATTTTATTGATGTCCTGTTCTAGTCGATGTCCTTCCTCAAATAATTTACCAATTTCAGTTGTATACGTAACGATTTTATGATTAAATTCTTCTTCGCTTATGTCTACGTATTCAATTCTTACAGGAAAATATTGCCCGGCTGCGAAGGAATAATTTCGTTCTTTGATTTGGTCTGCCGTAACGATGATGCTGAAATCTTCGATTTCTTCTTGATGAATGAAGGTGTCTTCAATGTTGGCTATTTCGCTTTCACTCAAGACCGTTCGCTGGTTTTTCCCGTCTTTTCGCTTTTCGCCTAAGTAAGATGCATCAACCAAAATGACCTTACCTTCGGTATTGGCTTTGTCAATGAAGAGGACCGATACGTTTGTCCCGGTATTGGCAAAGATATTCGGCGGCATGGAGATGACGCCTTTGAGCCAATGTTGATCAATCAGGCGCTGGCGGATTGCCTTTTCTATTTTTCCTTGAGCCGTCAAAAAGCCCGTGGGAACGACGATGGCCGCCTTCCCGCCTTCTTTCAGGCTCCAAAGGATGTGCTGGATGAAGCAAAGGTAAATCGCCATAGACTCTTTCTTTTTATTAGGAATCTTGGGAATACCGGCAAAAAATCGGTCCGTTTCCTGCCATCTTCTTTCAATGTCATTACGCGTGGCTGAAAAATCGATTTTAAAGGGCGGATTACTGGTGATGAAATCAAAATGCTTGATTCCCGATGATACTTCATGAGGAATGTTATAGTGTGCCGGCCGCATCAAGGTATCCCCTTTGATGACGTTTTTCAAGCTGCTTGTCAGGCCATTGAGCATGAGATTTATCCGCAGGAACTGCGTCGATTTTTCAGAAATATCCTGCGTATAGACGTTAGCCTTTTTGCCGAAGCTGCCATGCCCCAATTCATTGGCCAAGTGCAGAACGAGACTGCCACTGCCGGCGCTCGGGTCATAAATATCGTAGACCCGGTCTTCTACGGGGCTCATATGGACCAGTATCTTGGCGATGATAGCACTGACTGCCTGAGGTGTAAAATATTCAGCATAGGTGCCGCTAGCCACATTGTAGTCTTTGATGAGGTATTCAAAAATCTGGCTATAAAAGTCGAAACTCCCTGTGAAGGCTTCACTGAAATCAAAACGGTCTTTTATAAAAATCTTAAAGAGATTCTTTGCAAAGGAATCCCGATAGCCTGCATCGACATTTTCACAAAGCCGGGTAAACAACGGTTCCCGTTCCCCTTCATTGTTTTCAATGCTGAATCGTTGATTGCGTTCATATTACGAAATACGCACTAAGGCGTCATCGAATTTCTTGTAAAATTTATCCTGCGTCGTAAAACGTACCAGATAATCAATGGTGTCTTCATATTTAAATTCGACATCCTGGGAATATTCATCGTAAAAAGCATCCATCAAATCTGCATCTGCAATAATGTTTTGGGCAAGTTGTCCTATTTCTTTAGAAAACTGCCGTAAGTTGACGACAAAGCGGTCATTCAAGAACTTATAGAGGAACGCCGATGTAATCAGGACGATTTCCTTGGGACTGCCTGTCAGTCCAACCGTGACAATGAGTCCCTTCATTTCATCAATCATCTGCTTAATCGTCGTTTCCAGTTCAAATACATGTGTCATATGATATAACACTCCTATTTAAAATGCTGTAGATTTTTATATATGTCTTCTAATAAGACATCATAGAAAGATTTAATCGTCGGATATAGTTTCTGCTTGACTAAGGGAATGGTGATTTTGCTTTTCAGATTATCCCGGAACCGGTCCTTCCCTTGCAAGACAAAGGCATCGCTGTCGATTTGGTCTTTAATGGTATCACAAATCAAGGCCAGCGTATTTTCGATAGTCGCCGGAGCCGCTTCGGGATAACCGGCCACAAGGTCTTTATACGTCTTCACAAAGGCATAGCGGCCATGGTATTTCTTAGCGAGCTCTTCATTTTCCCCATTGATGTCCCGAGCCTGCCGCAAAGCATCTTGTAATTGGTTGGTCAGCCCATCCAAAGCTGCTAAATCAGGCAGGTCGTTCAGTTGAGTAAAAATATCCTGCAACATTTGGTCCAAGGCAAAAATCTTTGGATCATTCTTATCCCAATTCTTTTTGACTTCTTCCTGTACCATACGGACGACTTTGGTAAAACGATGGACACTGGGATGTTCTGGATTGAATTTGCCTAACGCCAGTATTTCTGTCTTGACTTTAAAGAAAGTGTAAATAATCTTGTTCAATCCTGGCCCATCTTCTTCGTCCATAGTTTCCACAGGAGCCATACTCAAGTTGAGATAATTGATTCGGTCCTGCACGGCCCGCTGGAGCCGGGTAATATGCGCTGAAGGAATTTGGTCTAAATACGCTTTATCCCGCGAAAAGAGGAATTCCGTTTCACAGGCCTTCATATCATTCAGAAGACGGCGCAAGCGATACAAGGTTTCCTTATTCAACATGGAAAGCTGCTGACTAAAAACTTCAATATTCTTTGTTTCAGCAATCTGGCTGACTTCTTTCCGACAGGCATCGAAGCGTTTCATGATAGCATCTTTATCGATAACCATGCCATCCAATGTCGTGGATTCTTCGCCATTCGTATCCATATCCGCTTCCAATTCTTTGACATAGGCTGCCAAAGCGCGGTCATATTCTTTCTGGATATCGACGAAATCCATGATATAGCCATAGTGATAGATGCGACCAGACGGAGATTTATAAGGTCGGTTGACTCGACATACGGTCTGTAGCAAGGATTGGGCATGAGAACTCCGTAAGAGGTACATTTTTTTTAGTCGCGGTACATCGTATCCTGTCGTCAGCATAAGGTTGACAACTAGCATATCTGGCGACCCTAACTTCTTAAAGTCGAGCTGATTCTGTTTATTGTCATGTTCCTGCTGAGGATTATTATTTTCTGTAATGACTAGCCCCGTCCTGATAGCAGAATAAGCCTCAAACCATTGGTGGACCATACGAGCCTGCACATTAGACCGGCAGACAATCATGCCACCAACGCTGTCATCATGACTAACGGAGCGAAAATTCTTAAAATCTTCGTCAATGTATTTGCATAAGGCGTTAACATAATCAGCTGATTCATAAGCCTCTTTATCTTCGACAGACTGGTTTGCCTTTAGATGCATGTCCCGCTGAATGGCCTGTCTGGCTTCGGTCGTGATTTGTTCTCGTTTAATGCGCAACGTATAACCATCAGCAATAGATTTGTCGTAAAAGTAAGTATCGACGTAATCACCGAATTTCAGGTTGGACCGTTCTTTTTTCGTCAGTATGGGCGTTCCTGTCAACGCCATAAATACGCCGTCTAAATCGGCCATCATGAGATTACGGAAAAAAGACCCTTGGCTGGAATAGCTGCGATGGGCTTCATCAATAAAGAAAATACGCTGGACTGGAACCTGATACTCATTTCTACAACGCGGCATGCCTTCCCGGTCCATGAATTTCTGAATATTGACAACACAGATTTCACCGATAGAATGAGCAAGACAATTCGAGGCCAGCGGGCGGTCCAGATCAAAGGCAAAGTCTTGTCGGTCTGCACATTCCGTAACCGCCAGATTCCGGTTTCGCATTTCGCCAGCAACCTGGGTCAATAAAGACAAGCGGTCAACAACGTAAAAGAAACGCGTATTGATGCCCTGATTGGCATAATAATCCCGCAAAATGGGTACACAAAAAGCAGCCAGCCCGGTCTTGCCTGAGCCCTGAGTATGCCAGACTATGCCATTTTTTCCGCCTTTTTTCAGCCGTTCAACAATACGCCGACTAGCAAAGAATTGAGGATAGCGCATGATATGTTTTTGCGGGATGTCTCCGTCCACATACATCATGCCATAGCGAAGCAAATACAACAGGCGTTCTTTGTCGAAAAGACACGTTATAAATTTATCGCAAGGTTGATCAACAGATAAATTCGTCTGGAATTCCGGCGTATCCATGACAGCCGGATCATAGCCATTATCTTCAATGACGTAACGGATTTGTTCATCCGGAATTTCATGATAGGGATATAACGTATGGTAGAGCTCGTCCTCTTCCCGGAAGAATGAAAAAGATGTCTGCTGTCCATTAGGTGTCGTATAAAAAGACCCTGCTTTGATTTCGGATGCATCGGCTTTTTCTTCTTCATATTCCATATTATTGGAAAAAGTAATGAGTTGTAATTTATTGAAATAACGATAATACTCTTTATGCTTTAACCGTTCTTGTACCATACGCTGGAATTCAGCTTGGATTCCACCGAGATTATTAGGTTTCTTGACTTCTAAAAAAGCTAATGGGATTCCATTAATGAGGATATTGATATCCGGACGGAAAGAGCCGCCTTTTGTATTTTGTTTTACAGTATACGAAAGCTCATTGACCACAGCAAAATTGTTGTTCTCTATATTTTGAAAATCGATAAGCTTAACATCATCATCAGGGTTGATAGTCAACCAACGATAAAATTTTTTGCCTAAATCATAATTGCAACAAACTGTATGAATCCGCTTTACCACTTCTAAGGTATCTTCCCGCGAAAACACACGGTCATTGATTCTCTCTAATGCCTTCTGAAATCGTTCAATATATATTTTAGTATCAAAGTCTATCGTTCCCTCATGAATAGGCTGATAGTCATAGCCAATACGCATAAACTGTATCGTAGCTGGGATTTTCACGCGTGTATCTTCATTCCATTTTTTCCTTTTTCTCATAATCCGTCCCTGCCCTTACGAAAACAATTTATTTTTATTATACCATCTGCCCATCAATGACTAAAGACAATCGAGTAGAAGGCATCGAGCCCTCAACAAGACCAGCAATTCATCTCACCGCCTAAAGAGGCGGGAGATTTCTTGCAGAATCAATTCACAATTATAATTTACGTTTATTTCTTACTTTCACATATCGGCGATTCTTGGTTTCTGCCGTAGTACGAATTAGCCCTTGCTTCACAAGTCCCATTAATAGCTGCTTGTCCGAGAATGCTTTAGTCCAATCATATTCTCTATATCTTCCGCTTTATATTCAATTCCCACTTCCGTTTTATTAAGTATTTCTCGTTGCCTTTTTGTTAGTAAAGAAACAGTTTCTCCTAATTCTGCCGATTTTTCTGCCGATTCTGCCGATTTTTCTGCCGATTTTCCGTCAGAATAATTCAGATTTGGCAGTATCACAAGAAACATGGTGTTATCCGAGTAAAATTCTGGTTCTTTCCGGGTTTGAAAATTGACAGCATTTTCATAACCATCCAATATCTTTCCGAAGCCGCTGCCAGACCGTTCCATATATCCCAAACGGTCAAAGATATCTGCCAGCACCGGATTTCTTCTGCGTGATGGAATTCTGCGAATATTTCTATCTTGAATATTGGTACCATCAAACATTCCACCTGGAGAATAAATTTCCAAACGGTCATCAAAGATATAGACGTGCACTTCACTTCCATAATCCAGGTAATCCCGGTGAACCAGCGCATTAACCAGCGCTTCAAAATAGCTGCGATGCACATATTCAGGAAATTCAAGACGTGAATTATCCGTTTTTTTCCATACTGTTTTTGTATGCACTCTGATAAAAGCTTCTGCATTGGAAAGGAGTGAAATAACGCTACCGTTATATTCCTGATGATCCAAGGCATCAACGAGGCCCCCACTTTTAGTAAGTCCATTCCATCTGGTACAAAACACCCGGGAATATCTGACTGGGGACTCATCAGCCAGCAGGGCACCTGCATTTGTCAGATTTCCGTTATCATCTTCCATTCCCCAGGAAAGGTAGGATTCTTCAGGCAAGCTTTTATTGGTCCAGATTTTGTACCGTTCCCGTACTTTAGTAAATGAATAATCAGAAGATTTGTAGGATGATGTCAGGGAATCAAAACTGCTGTTTCTTCCACGAAGCACCAGTCGCTTTAAATCGGTGGCAACGGCAGGAACGCTCTCATTACCCACACGAATATACGCTTCTGTTGTACCATCAGCATGATAATAATAAGGCGTTTCTTCCCCTTTATATACCTTTAAGGCAATGAGTTTCTTACCACCCCTCTGACAGAATTGCAGTCCAAAATCTGGTATCGGTTCTAAATGCGTTTTAATAATCTCACTAATTTTTTCTGCGTCTGCTTCTGCATCCGGTAATCCAATAATCGTATCATCATCGGCAACACCAAAAAGCAAAGTGCCTCCATTTGTATTAGCGAAAGCACTGATGGTCTTACACTAACTTTTAGGGCGTTTTGTTTCCACGGCTTGTTTCTTGTCATAAGTGGTAGCTTCCCCTATGAATCCTTCCAGCTTCGTCATCCACTTCACTTCCTTCATATTCTCTATTATTTTCTTTACTCTTACATGTATATCTACACGGTGCGTCTCCCCGGTGTCGGAATCACTAAAAACACATTTTTACGAGATGCGTGACAGCAAGGCTACGCACTCGACGTGGGTTGCGAAAACACTATGAATGTCAAACCACCCATTTTTAGGGGTTTGCTCGTAACTGGGAACATATCCACGGCAATTTTGCCTTTTTGCTCGTAGTCGGAAACTTATCATACCGATTTTTCTCCTTTTGTCCGTTCGTGGAAACATATCAAAGCCGATTTTTAGATATGTGCGTACACGGGAACATATCTACTTGCTATTTCCCTTCCTATAATTTCATTATTATGTATTATGAATTTCAAACCATTTCAAAAATACATATACTCCCCACACATTTGATACATCTTCATATTTCCCCCTATAATCATCTATGATTCTACTCACAGTACAACTATTCATCCCCAAAGATTCGATAAGATTCTTATCACGAAAAACTCGAATAATATCTTCCATAAATATATTTTCAATCCAAAATCTCACAGGCGACAAAAATGGGATTTTTCTTGTGGACAATAAGTTATCTGGTAATATATCCCTATAAGCATCTTTCAAAATATGTTTAGGATCAGAATCACAAATCACTATATCTGGTGCAAGTCCCAACATATATTCAACATAATCTCTTCTTAAAAATGGCACTCTAGCCTCTATCCCAACAGCCATTGACATTCTATCCACTCTCATAAGATGATAATCCGGTAAACGCTTAAACATTTCAATTCGTCTAAATGTTTCTGGCATATCACCATCAATCACGCAACCATCTGACAACAAATCCCATATATCTGCCTTTGAAAAAATTGTCGATTCTATAAGTGATTCTATTGGTAAATATTTTAACCAACCTATTCCGTCCAAATATGATGCTATACTATTATCTTTTTTTAATGAATTTCTTAAATACTCATAGCCCCAAACTAACTCATCAGAACCATCACCCGTTAAAACACCCTTAACACTCTTAGATGCCTCCTTAGATAAACAATATGTACTCAATGCAACCGTTGAATATATTGGTTCATCTAACGATAATAAAACTGAACAAAACATCTCTTTTATATTCTCATTCATACATATTTTCTCGTATGGAATTCCAAGATTTCCAGCTAACCCTTCTACATTCTTTGCTTCTGCATTCGGATTATTTAGATAATCCACTGTATAGCTTATTCCGAAAGCCTTTCTGTGTTTCTTCAAAACGGTAGCAATAATTCCTGAATCTAAACCACCACTTAAAAAAAGTCCCATGGGGACATCGCTCAAATCATAGCATTCTATTATAGACTTTTCCAACAAATAACTTATTTTTTCATATTTCAACTTTTGAATATAGTCTGTGATTATATAAAATCTTTTCACTTCCTTTTCTTTCAATAGTATCTACCATAATTCGATCATCATATGGTGGGTGAATCACGATTATTTCTTTATTCAGATTAATACATACTTTTTTTGAATATCTTATCAACAAATTTTTTGCAAAATCACTCTGAATCATAAATGCATCCGAAATATTTACTGAGCATAATATATTACAAATTATATTTTCTCCTAATCCAATTGAATCAAGGCTCTTATCAATTATTACATCTTTTAAATCATCAATATGAATGGCAGGATAATGACAATATGTGAACAACTTGGCATCAAAGTTATTTTTATCAAGTAATGCCCTAAAAGCAGATGACAATTCAACTTGATTATTAAAAACAATATCCGGTTTCGTTTCATGAATAATCTTTTCAACATTACTCCAGTCGAAACGATATCTTGCCTCATATTTTGTTACTCCCATATCCACATAAAAACACTTTTCAAGGTTGAACCGTAGTGCTTTCCCTTCTAGTAATTTAGGAATAATCATGTAATACTCTACACCTATTCTTTCAAAAGAATTTGCTAATAGAGAATTAAAAATATATCCCGAATCACTTTCAATATCATCAATATTTGATATCCACTAATTCTAATTGTAACCTCTTCATCCACAACTCCGGATTATATCCGATTGTTATACATGAAATTTGATTTTTATCTATACCACAGTAATCTAGACATGCCTTTATTGATAATTCAGGGAAAATACCTTTAGATCCTTTTATTCCATTTAGTCTTTCTTCTTCAATCGCAAACAATATTTCTCCATCTAAAATAATGGCTGCACCTGGATCATGGTAATTCATCCCGTAAATACACGGATTAATACTTAATATATATTCGCTCTTTTTCATTTTTCCTCACCATTCAATGATTACAAATAAATAATTAGTTACAGTGACATAAACTTTCTGCCTTTTATATACCCTGGATTCAGTCCTCGTGGAAGTCTCTTCATTGTTTCTTCAAATGCATTTCCTAAATTTTTACAATCATGAGCATCTGATCCCAAAATAATTTTTTTACCACCCATACTTTGATATCTCTCAATGACGCTAAAACTTGGTAATGGTTCTACACAATTTTCATTTACAGATGATGTGTTAACCTCAAGTGCAATATCTTTTTTTATAATCGTTAGTAGAATATCACTTAGCATATTCTCTTCTATTTCCCACGAGTCAAAATACCTTCTCGGAAAATCCAAATGAGCTATACCTTGGCACAAGCAATATTCCAGGCTCTCTTTCATCAATGAATAATATTCCTTCATCGCTTGTCCCTCCTCGATATTAGCTTTTCCAGGAAAAACTCCATTATAACAATGATGAATGCTTGCTAGAATATAATCAAATGGCAAACTAGAATAATACTCAAATTCATCCTTAAATAAGTGTGGCTCCGAAAACTCTATTCCACTTAATATTTCTATCGAAGGATAGTACAAAGTATTAAGCCTCTCTATCTCGTTAAAATATTCGTTAATATTAAAATTCTGTTTTCTATTATCTTTTACCTTTCCCACGTTGTACTCGGCAATGTTATAATCAACATGTTCTGTAAAACAGATTTTTTTTATTCCCTTCTGCATTGCCATAATACAATGTTGTTCCATCGTTGACATTCCATCAACGGAAAATGTCGAATGAACATGAAAATCAGCAACTATCATATCTTACCCTCTTTTCTTTGTTTTTCTTCTATTCGGCTTATTTTTGTTGCCAAAGGGTTTATTTTTCCTTGTGTTATCATCGTCTTTCTTGTTTCTGTTGTGTTTACTTACCAACTGACCACATGCCGCCTTGATATTGTTACCTCTAGATTCACGAAGTTTTACCACTAATCCTTCCTTCTCTAATTCTCTTTTAAATTGAACCAACTGCTGCTTATTTGGTCTCTTTATTCCTGCATAATCCGTTTCATTATATTGCAACACATTTATTAAAACATTTTTTCCTAAAAACCATTTTTTCAATTGCTTTATATCTTCACGTCCGTCATTAAATCCTGGCATTAACAAATATGCAATTGTCACCTTCCTATTGTGACGTTCTGAATAAGATAAAACCGCTTCTACAACTTCTTCAATCGAATTTCCGCGCATATGTGGCATTACCTTATCCCTTTTTGCTTGACTGGTTGCGTGCAAAGAAAGTGTAAGTTGAATCTTTAAGTGTTCTTCCCTCAATTTTTTTAATTGATTAATTGGTCCAACCGTCGATATAGTAATTCCATCTGTAGGAAAATTCAGGCCATTTCTGTCTCTCAAAATATGAATAGCTTTTATTAACTCTCCGTAATTAAACAAAGGTTCACCCATCCCCATAAAAACTATACGATTTACTTTTTCTCTCAACAAAACTATCTGTTGCACAATCTCTGAACTAGATAAATTTCGTATAAACCCATTCTTTCCCGACGCACAAAAAATACACCCCACTGGGCATCCAACCATAGTACTGACGCAAACGGTTATCCCTGTTTTTCTTTTTATACAAACCGTTTCTATACAATAACCATCTGATAGTTCAAATGCATATTTGGAAGTATCATTACCATTAAAAACTTCCTTTATTTTTACTGTTTGATTTTCCATTTTAGGTTTATTTCTATACAACGATTTAAAATAATTAGTAGCCTCTTCTTCTCCCATGCAAGCCACCATTTCTTTTAAAGAAAAGTTATATGGATTATCAAATATCTCACTCTTCGTTAACTCAATTTTACTTTTCAAAATATATTCCTCCTATCAACTACAATACTTATCAATATTTAACTATTCATTTGCATCTATATACAGTCGAGTATTTTCTAACCAAGCCGGAAAAATATTCAACTGATGGATAATGGTATGCGCATTGGGATGATAATCGAAATATAATAACAAAGAACAATATATCGCCCAATTCATTTCTTTTCGTCCTGATTCAATAGCATTATAGGTTTGCCTTGAAACACCAATAGCATTTGCAATATCTACTTGCGACGCACCTACAGCTCCTCTAAGCATTGGTAATTGTTGTCTTAATTTTTCTCTACAAATTTCACGCTCAACTTCAGAAACATTCCAATAGTCTTCATATTCTTGCTTTATAATATCCATTCACACTCTCCCTCTAATATAAATAATTTCAACCACAGTCAACAAATTTCATTTATTGCACATGCCTATTTTCACAAATACCATTTTACAATATGTCGTTTTTTTTGTCAATATGTAAATTATTTTGATAACCACAACATAATGCCCGCGTAGGTCACGGATGCACTCTCAGATGTAAATCTGGAGTGCTGTCTGTGATATACGCGGGTACTTTTATACTTCCACCATCGTTCCACTCTTAAATTCTACTGTAAAGGTTCCATTCTCATGCACTGTTATCTGTTCAATAAGCCTTCTGACCAGACCATCATCAAACTCCTCAAACTCGGTGGTCTGCTCATGAAGGAAGTCAATGAGTTCTGCTTTCTTTTCCTGTCTGCCTTTATCTTCAGCAAGGGTAACCAAAATCTTCTGCTTTTCTTCATTCAGCCTATCAGATTCTCTTGCCAAGTCCTCATAGCCTTCTGATGAAGTGGCTCTGTCGACAAGCTCAAGCTGTACCGCTTTTATTTTCTCGTCAAGTTCTGCAAGTTCCTCATCTGCACAAATGACTGTCTGCTCCAGAATGGTTTCAAGGTTTGCGATTACCGTGCTTTTCTGTCCCACCACCTTGTTGATTGCTTTCATAACTGCTGCTTGCAGATCTGTTTCTTGAATCGTAGGTGCATCACATTCGCCGGGACCGTGTTCTACCCTGGTGCAACATCTCCATACTGTAGAATGCTTTCCCCTGTTGTTCCATGCGATTCTGCGATAAATGTCTCCACACTTCTCGCAGGTGCAGAGGCTTGAAAGGGCATACTTGCTACTGTAGATGCGTTTCTTCTTTCCATCCTCGCCGCTCCTAAGATTGGCTCTTCGCACCATTTCTTCCTGAACCCTCATAAAAAGGTCTCTTGGAATAATGGCTTCGTGGCTGTCTTCCACATAGTACTGTGGTGCAAGTCCATTATTGATTTCCCTTTTCTTTTCAAGAAGGTTCGTGGTAATGGTCTTTTGAAGAAGGGCATCACCGATGTACTTCTCATTTGATAAAATCTTATGAATGGTGCTTGGAATCCATTTCTTCTTACCCGCCCCGGTAAGTATTCCGTCTGCCATAAGGCCGTTGCAAATATCCCTATAACTTGCCCCTTCAAGGTACTCTCTATATATCCTTTTTATGACTGCTGCCTCAGTAGGCTCAATGATAAGGTTTCCATCATCGTCCTTCGTGTATCCAAGAAATCGATTATGATTTACCTGCACCTTCCCAGCTTGGTATCTGAACTGTAATCCCAGCTTTACATTCTGGGATAAACTTTCCGATTCCTGCTGTGCAAGTGAAGCCATAATGGTAAGGAGCAGTTCTCCCTTTGTATCCATCGTATTGATGTTTTCTTTTTCAAAGAATACTGCAATGCCCTTGTCCTTAAGCTGTCTGATATACTGAAGGCAATCGAGCGTATTTCTGGCAAATCGGCTGATGGATTTTGAAATCACAAAATCAATTTTACCTGCCATACAATCTTCAATCATTCGATTAAAATCTTCTCTCTTCTTGGTATTGGTACCACTGATACCATCATCGGCATAAATGCCCGCAAGTTCCCATCCGGGATTCTTGCTGATGTATTCCGTGTAATGTTCCACTTGCATTTCATAACTGGTTGCCTGTTCATCACTGTCCGTAGAAACACGGCAGTAAGCTGCAACCCTAGTCTTTGGTATTTCAGTTTCCTGTTCTTCTCTTTTTGCCCTTCTGTTCACACGGGCAGGAATCATCGTAACATTAGCCATTCATCTGCACCCCCTCAATAAGTCCGTACAAGTATTCAGCCTGTTTGTACGGATCTTGAAATCTCGTCTCTTCATTTCCAAAATAAAATGCTTTCTGCACTTCTCTTTTTGCCTTTTCCCTTGGTTCAAATACTCTGCCAAGTCCTGTGGCTCTCTTTTCAAGTTCTGCCTTAACCTTATCCATCACATCCCTTGTAAGGATTGCCGGATAATAATCTGTTCCTAAATACTTCTCATTCTGCATCATTCTTTTTGCCTGACAGTGGGTAGCAACTATCCCGGCTGTCTCTGCTGCTGCCTTAAGTGAAAGACCACCAAGATAGCCTTCACACATTTTTACAACAGCCTCCGCTTCCTTTGGTTCTATAACTGCATTGCCATTTTCAATGCGATATCCGTAAGGTGTGTGTCCCATATTCATCAAATCCTTTCTATCAAGTTAAGTCCGCACTTCATTTGGAACTCCAGCTCCGTTTGGCTTTTTACTACAATTCTGTCTACATAGGTTTCAAAAATCTCTCCATCAAAGCAATCAAGGAACTCTCCCTTGTCTGCAAAGGATAAAAGTTTTCTTGTCTCTTCAATGTGTGAAATCTCCGAACTGGCTATGTAGGAAAGTGCATCCTTTTCCGTTGTCAGCCTTTCAACTTCAGCTGTTACTCCATTAAGGCTCTGTGTATAAACCGCAGGCTCAATCACTCCCTTTGCAAATAATCCCTTGATGGTCTGTTTCTTTTCCACCAGGGCATCAAGCTGTTCCTGAATGTCATGGATTTTTAGAAGTGCCTCGGTCTGATTGCTCTGCTGCAAGGCTTCATAAAATGGTCTCAACACTTTATTTCTTCCATAAACCAGTCGGTTCATCATTGTCGCAAAGGCAACTTCAACCGCCTCAAGGTCTACATACTTCATGGAGCATTTTTCCTTATCATCAATGTGCTGTGTGCAGGCAAGAACCACCTTATGGGTATAAGTCTTTCTCTTAAAAGTTCCCCCACACTCTCCACAAATGACCTTCCCGGATAAAGGGTATCTGTTTTGGTATTTCCCGTTATCGAGTTCGATGCCCTTTTCCTGCCTTCTTCTGTCGATTACATCATTGGCCGCCTCATAATCTTCTCTGCTGATAATTGCCTCGTGATGATCTTCCACATAGTACTGATCCAACTCTCCAAGGTTTCTGCGTCTCACAAAAGAAGAATCCGTGTAGGTCTTTTGGAAAAGGCAATCCCCGGTATATTTCTCATTTCTGATGATGCCGTTTACTGTATGCCCCGTCCACTTTCCACCTTTCTTGGTAGGCACTCCCTTTGCCATAAGGTCTTTTGCAATGTCGTGAGTTCCAACCCCGGCAAGGGTCTGTGCGAAAATGTACTTCACAATCTCTGCCTGTTCAGGGTTAACCACCATCTCGCCATTCTTCTTATCCCAGTCATATCCGTAAGGCGGATAGGAACATTTGTAGGTTCCGTTCTTAAACTTTCTCTGAATACTCCACTTGTTATTTTCTGAAATGGAAACCGACTCGCTTTCTGCTATGCTGCTCATAATCGAAAGCATCAGCTCATTTTCCATCGAGCCTGTATCGATATTCTCCTTTTCAAAATAAATGGGTATTCCAAGGTCTAGCAAGGTTCTCACTATGGTTAGGAAATCAGCCGTATTTCTTGCTAAACGGCTGACTGACTTTGTTACCACATAATCGATAAGTCCGTGCTTGCAGTCTTCCATCATTCTTAAAAGTGATGGTCTGGTATCCATCTTGGTGCCGCTTAATCCCTCATCGTAATATAAACCTGCGTATTCCCAATCAGAATGTCCTTGTATCCAAGATTCATAATGAGCCTTCTGTGTTTCAAGGGACAAAAGCTGATCATCCTGGTCTGTAGAAACTCGGCAGTAAGCTGCAACCTTCTTCTTTCCTATGACGGCTTTGTTTTCTTCAATTTTCGTAATTATTGCCATCGTCTCAACCTCCCTTCGGTCAGTACCATTACCCCGTAGTATTGGCACTATATCAAGTTAATTCTGCTAATAACGGAGAGAAAATACGGCTGTTTTCTGCCGATATTCTGGTACATTCGGCATCAGAAATCAGACCACTTTCAAGCATCTTTTTTACGATTTTCTCTGCCATATAAAAGTCATATTCTCTCTGCAATTCTTCATCTGTCTGCTTATTTACTTCATGGCAATGTTCCATTGCACAGTCACTACTAAGTTTTGTTACTTGCATATCTTCCATCTCCTGTCCTTGGGAACAAATCCATTCCCTTTGACAGCTATGTATTGAAAATTGCCAAAACTACCAATTTCAAAGTAAATTTTTGAAAAAAGGCAAAAAAATAAGACCCGGAAGGATTTTCTCCCTCCGAGCCTTAACTCTACTTACTATCTTCTATCCACTTTTGAAGTTCTTCAAATTCAATTCTTGCATCATCCACACATTTACAAATGGCAAGATAAAATGGAATCATCAGAACAATACATAAAATTTCCATAGTCACCTACTTTAGCATTTCATTTACTCTCTTCTGGATGGTGGCATAGTCATATCCGGCAGCCGTAAGTTTCTCCTTGCGTTCCGTTCCATTGCCCCAGTCTCCACGAATGACCTCTTTTGCAAGTTCATCAATGGACTTTTTCTTATCCTCGGTAATTGTCACAGTTTTACCGACAGTGCAATAAGTAGGATTTGAAAGCCAGATCCAACCTGCTCCACTCTTAAGTCTGCCCCATCCGCCGTTTCTTACTTCCATGATTGTGAAGGTACCTTTTCCAGTCTGTCCGTTGACCTTTCCATTCATAGATGGCTCTGAACGATAATTCAAATCATCAATGATGACCTTAACCGAAAATGGTGTAGCCGGGAACTCTGTCACGGTATCTGGTGTTGATGGTTTTGGTGTAGGTGCATCCGTTACATCATACTGTGTCAAATTCCACTTCTCGATGATATTGCAAAGTTTCTCCACATAAGTAAGTGAAGTAGCATACCCTCCGTCTTTGATGATTTGTGCCACAGCCTTATAATCTGTCATACCCTTGATTCCCTTATAACGAAGTGACCTTCCGTTCTTGGCTCCAAGCAGATATGCAGAATGGTCTGCAACCGAATCCTCCACACAAGGGTACTTTCTAAAATCTGCCGTAATGGTCTCATAAGTTCCATCGGTGCGCTGTTCCTGTGTCTTCTTGGTATAAACCGAAGTTCCATCCCAAGTAGAGCCTGCCCAGGTATTGCCGGACAAGGACTTCTTCATACCAAACATATTATTGGCATTCTGTCCGAGTTCGCTCTTGCCGTATCCACTCTCAAGAATAAACTGTGCAGCTGATACAGATGCAAGCACCCCACTCTTCTTCATATCCTCACGGCATAACTCTCCGATAATAGGAACTGCATCCTTTTCTGAAAGTCCTGCAAACACACTAGCCTGTGTTCCCTTCTTGGTGTCTGCCTTACCACCCATCTGCTCCTTTACAGCCTTACGGAAGGTATCCATTGTGTATCCCATTCCAAGCTGTGACCATAAATGTTCAGGATCTCCGTGATTCGATGCAATGCCCCTAGCATGACCTTCCTTATGAGAAATAACAACACCGTCTGCAAGTGGGTCAAGACCAAACTCCTTACAGAGCATAGCGAAAAGTTCTACTGCTGCCCTATAAGTTCTTTCTGCCACAGCCTTTGCCGTAGCAACATCAGAACACTTGAATGTCGCACCGCCTGTATAAGTAATGCAGGCAGGCTCACACATCTCCACTCCGATATGAGTATTGTTACCACTTCCGTTGATAGAAGAACCACAATGCCATCCTCTGTGATTCCAAGGTAGTGTCTGATATACAGTTCCATCATTTCCATCAATAAATCCATGAACACAGGCTCTATCGAATGTAGGACTGTTCCATGAATTAATAAAGGCTGATGCCCTCGGCTGGGAGCAACCAACCGAGTGTAACATCAACCCTTTAACATCAATCTTTCTTCCGGCTGTAAAGCACGGATTCTTTGTAAGCATACTCTCAACGAGCTTCATTACTCATCACCTTCCTTTGTTACTTCTGGAATACCAGAAATACTTGTGAGCAATGATAAAATGCCTGCGAGTGCAGATGCACTTGCTACCATTACCCAGTTCACATCTCCTAAAACGGCGGATGTACCGATAGTTGCAATAGCTGTCTGTGCGACAGTCTTCACGGCTCTGATTCCAGCCGCCTTAATCCAATTCTTCCAATAGTTATTCATCTTTCTGTTCCTCCTTCTTGTTTGGTAGCATCAACAGTTGTTCCCTACGGCTATCAAGAATGCCGTTCTCTCCCAAACTGTGATATGCCTTGTACTGATTCTCCCAATCCTCCATATGCTCTTCAGATATCCAACCCGAATCCATATAGAAGTGGTACTGTTCCAAAAGCTGTGACCTCATCTGCGCTTGCTGTGCTTTTGCGAGAACCTTCAACTGCTTGGTGTAATGAATACAGCTTTTAATACACCACGCGGTCATCGCAAAAATGGATGGAATACCCAAGGCACCAAGCCAAGCAATGATTTCTCTTACGTGATCACTCATGTGAGTTCCTCCCTTCTTAAAAATTGGTATAAAAAAAGCGACTGCCTATAAAAGCAACCGCTAAATTTATGGTGTTTGTTTTGGGAGATGCTCCCATAGTCTTAAATCTTCCTGTCCTAACGACCACATACACATTCCTTTTAATTTCCATCTGTATGCAGCCTCATTCGCCCAATAGACCAAACTGTCCACATCTTGGAAATAAAGAATGGAAAAGCCATCTGAATCTCCAAGAAACAGTCTGGAAATCCAAATATTTATATCTCTTGGTATTATCTTTACAGAGTAGTCATTGCCACACTTAAGCGAAGTCATAACATGAGAATGAAAGAAATCATACTCAAGGGATATGTCCTCACTTCTTGTAGCCGACTCCTCCACATCTGCATTTAAAGTAAATACCTGAAACTCTGAATTCCAAGAACAATTACTTCTACTGATGCGTCCAAAACTTGATGTGGTGCCGTCCGGCATAACAACATCAAAGCATTCATAAGGTTCATATGTCCAAGCGTCTCCCATACGAAGTAATTCGCACACGGTTCGATTATCAGAACGATACCCTGCATAACCACCCGAGAAACCACTAACATTTGCTGTAAATCGGAGTGTATATGATGCCCCTGAATATACTCGAACCTTGCCATTTCTGATTCTCATTTCTATGGTGTACATACTTGGGTCACTTCGAAGTTGTGAATCTGGCGTTCTTGATAATGATGTGCTGTAACTACCAATCAATGTAGAGCCGTTGTATAACTCCACCCTTTGATTCGTAATATTCAAGCAACAATACAAATTCCCACAGAACACCCCGGCTCTGCCACTTCCATTTGACGGAAAGGCCAATCTTGCTCTTAAGTGAATATCTGAAAAGCCATCATACTTCCATGCAAACTGACCACTTCCATCAAGTTGCGAGTAGACTCTTTCCTCTGAATATTCCTCACTTCTCCATACACTCCATTTCCCAGAAAGCGTTGTCCAGTAGTTTGTCTCTAGCATTCCTGCATCTTGGAAGTCCTCATACCAAATCAAAGCTGAGTCAGGCTTTCGCCTTAACATCTCAAGGGTTAATTTGAAACCCTTGTCGGGTCCGACCATATTACCTTCCACATCCTTAAACTTTCTAGGAGCAAGTAAATAGGTGGCGTCTCCAGCTGATGGTTTCTCACTAAAGGAAGAACAGACCCTAAATCCAAAGAACTGTACTCCTTTTACATCTACAGAAATCGTGATGGTATGAGTTCCCTTTGATAAATAGATATTGTCCGAGAGGCTCGACCAAAATGTACTCCTCCAATATGGCCACCACAGTCTGCTTTCATGAAAGTGTTTTTTATTCCCATCGATGCTGATATAAATGCCATTCTTATCCCAAAAAGGATAACAAAGCTGAACTGCAATATCATAAGTTCCTGCTGAACCAATCGCGAAATTAAAAGACGCCTCTCCCTCATCTCCAAGGGTTGTTACATTATCCGTATAGGATACAATGCCAGCCTCTTTATCTGGCTTTCCTCCTGGGTGGTCAACAAATATCGTTCCAAAAGTAGTCTCCTGCTGTTTGCTATATGCAGTCAGATAGTGTCTGCCGTTATATGTTCCATTAAGCTGAGGATAAGTATGTGCCGTATAATCCTGTCCTTCCATGTAGTCATACACATGAGGTAATGCCCATGGCACCTTATTGTTATCGTCCCAATATGCAACAATCGGTATAAATGGTTGTGGTGGCTTATCGTCAGTAAAGTTGTACTTTCCATTCATCCAGTTCTGTGCTGCATAATAAGTATTTGAAGTTCCTCTGTAGGTCTTTCCTATATTCTTTGGAGTATCGTATATCTGCCAATTCCATCCATAGGCAGGCATACCAAGAAACACTTTCTTACTATTCATAACCTTGGATGCATAATCATATATGCCTTCAAGCCAACTTCTCGGAGATACTGGACCAGGTGCAGAACCCGCCCACGCCATTCCATAACTCATGATTGCAGCCGAATCACAATAATTATTAAGGTCTGCATACACACACCAATTCTCACCGCCGACCGAGCCATTCACACTTGTCATACCCGGCAAGCAGATATTTACAAGCTTTGAAGAATCATAGCTTTTTACTGTGTTATAAATATTCTTAAACAAAGCCGTAGATGCTGCATGAGTGGAATAGTCATCTCCCTTTTCCAAGTCGATATCAATTCCATCACACCAAGGATACTTCTGCATAATTCTTACAAGTTCTGATAGGAATTTATCCTGCGCACCACTTGTATTATCCCGGATTGCTTTGAAGATGCTGTTTGTACCATCGTTTGATACGGTAAGTAGCCATTTGATATGCTTCCACTTATTGATGTAGGTAAGCATATTTGAAATAGCAACACCACTCTCATATATCTCTCCAGTTGCTTTTACCTTAAATGAAAAAAGACCAATCTGGCTGATACGGTCTCCATAATCACGAAGCGCTTGATACATTCTGGCATTGCCCATAAATGTCCAGACCATGATTTCTTTTCCATCGAGTGTATTCATTAAAACAACTCACCCCCATCTTGCATCTCCTGCATGGTATATAAAACCCTTGCTGTCTTTCCCTTTTCGACTTTGACTATGTGCTTTGAATCCCAAGCTGCACTGTACTGATAAAATCCTTCCTTTTTTGTAGGTACACCATTCTTTTTACATTCTCTTGTAGATGCATATAAAGCAAGGTCATCATCCTTATTAACAGCCACGGGAAATGACACCCTCTGTCCTCCGACACCTTGAGCAAGTTCAATTGTTCCTGCCGCCATGTTACTCTTGGGATATATATCTATATCCAAGCCTGTTGAAGTCTCTCCCATGTTACAAAGGATTACTGTTTCATTTGACCTTACGATTCCGTTGAACCAAACAGGTGGCTTTATAGCATCACCCTCGCGGAACTTTTCAAGCATCTTCTCTGTATGTGGTGCATAGCCCGCTAACACAGAACCTTCTTGTATCTGCAAATCAGTAATCCATAAAGTGCCGGAGCAGTCTGTGATGGTAGGAATCACATTTATACTCACAACACGCATATCTTTTTTCTTATTTACAACTTCTGCAAGCCTAATAAACTCAGCCATCTAAAGTCCATTTAATCTCTGACGGATGCCCTACCCATCCGATTGCTACAGAGCCACCTTGTAAAAGAATGTCAGTAATATAAAATTCGCCCGTGCAGTTTGTAATACATACACGGACGGTTATACTCTTTATTCTATCCCCATACCCTTCTGGTGTAATCTTGGCCGCAGTTCTTGAAAAATACGCCATAGCATTCCTCCTGTTAGTAAAGGTCTATAAATCTTTTTTCTGTGCTACCATCTTCGTACTCAATCACAATCTCAATACCAACTTGTGAATCAGCACCCAGCTTTTTAAGGTTTTCCGATGCAATCTGTGCGGAAATGGTATAACTGTCTCGGTTGGCAGGATATACCGTTTGAGAAAAACTCTTTGTCATACCAGACACACCCTCTGCCTTAAAGGATGCTGTTCCACTTGCACCTGTAGTTCCATCTGCATCAAAGCCGGAAGAAGTCCAATAGGCAAGACCATCATCAGCGCGGGAATTGCGAAGAAGATTGAATGGTACAAGTTCTGCAATATCATCACTTGATACCACGCTTACACCTTCCAAGGAATCTGCAGCATTATCCCACTTACTTGTGGAGCTACCGAGGTTTTTTAGTGTGGTTGATAATTCAAGTACTGTGTTCCAAGGCTCCTGCAGATTGTACTCTCTTCGCACAATTCTTGTAGTAACAGAAAGTCCTAAATCCTTATCCTCAACACGAACATAATCTCCAAGTTCCCATGCCTCATGTTCATAGCCTGTAAGAACCGATAAGTCCATAGCTTTAAGCACATAAGATATGGTCGGCTTGCAATAATCTGCAAGTCGCATCTCGGCATATTCTTTCATCTGATATGGATTTGTAAATGAAGAACAATCCAAAGACGAAACTCTTATATCTGAAGAATACTTGTAATTCTCCACATAGGGCTTTCCACCATTGATATCAGCAAAAGTCATGCCTCCTGATCCGTATGCATATAACCTAGTGACAAGTCCTGTGGTATCCACAGTTCTTTCAATTTCCTTTAGGTTTTTACCATACATAAATACAGCACCACTATTTTTACCACTTAATGTCAGAAGATGTACCTGCTTATTCGGACAATCAAATACAAGGTCTCCACCATGAATATCTGCCACAGCCCTTAAAATGGATAAAGCATTCTTTTCGGTAGAAGTCCATGTTCGTTTCGTAGAAACATTAACCTTTCCAACAGACCACTCTGTTCCCTCTAATGCATATGCCATAGGAGCATCTGCTTTTTCAGCATCAAAGGTCTTTTCCTCTTTTCGCAAAGAATATGCCAAGTCATAAAACTCTGCCTCTGCATATACTTCTGTTACAGAATTACCCGAGGCATCTTTGCTATCAACAACTGTTCGAATCGTATATACATCCTCTACTATCTGGATTTTCTTTTCGTTATCGATATATTGGCGTTTACTATCTTCAAATGGAATGGAAAAGGTAAGTGTATCTTCTCCGTTGATTTCTCCAGTTACAATAATGTCATAGGCATTCTCCAAGACCGCCTCCCATGCACCAGCCCTGTCCAAAACGATAGGTCTTGCATAGCCGATTTTCTCATATGGTGGCTTTGGGATATCATAAATCTTAATGTCTATGAGTCTTGGAGTCTTTGATGTATCTTCTGTAGTAAGCGTTACTCTAAAACGGATATACTTACAATTTGCATTCTTCAGTTTTCCATCAGAACCAAGAGTAGCCCAATCACTCCAATCAATCAGATTGTTGCTTGTAGATACTTCCACTAAAGATATAGCTGTAACTCCTGCCACACACTCACTTGTCACAGCAACCTTCCCTGTACCGGAAAGATTGCATTCCACAGCTTTTGAATAAAGGACTCCGCTTTCAGGATATACACCAGAAGTCTTTCGAAGTGTAACAGCACCCTCTGTCGATAAAGCATCCACTTTTCCTGTTGTATCTCCACCATTGGCAAAAACTGTGGTACGGAAATAATCTGCCAGATCATTTGCTGTAAGGTTTGAATCACAGTCCAAAAACCAATCATCAACACCACCTGCAAACCAATATGAGTTTGAGTGCATCCCGATAACCAAATCTGCTGTACACGAAGGATTAAGTGTTCCCGAGATAGTCTCAGCTGATGAAATCCAAAACTCACCACTACTTCTATCCCCAAGAACCATCCAAGCCTTTTTATTATTTGGCTCAATGATTGCTGCAATAAAATACCAGCCACCATTTATCATGTTAAATGTTGGTGTGAAAGACTTATCCAAAATCAAAGACCCACCCGAAGAATAAAGCATAAGCCTTGGCTTTCCACGGATAAGCGAAATATAAAATATAGGCTGTCCCGGACCACTTCTGGTATTAAAAATCGGTGTATATGTATTTCCTACAGAATAGGTTGTAGGACTAATCCAGCCACCACAGATAATACGCTCACCGATATTTGCAAATATACTCCCATCATTCGTGCATTTAAGATAGGTCTTTTCTGTAGATGGATTATTAATATTGAATCTAAAATAATTACCATCATGTCCACCACGGAGGGATGCAGTTGTACCGCTCCACCCGTTAATGAACATATTTCTTCCTTTGCCTGATGCATCGGCAAGTTCTGTATTGCCGTCTGGGGCAGATTCATTAAATCTCCATAAACCATCCTTCGCAAACTCTACCGGGAACTCTCCTGTAAAATCAGTCTGCATATTTAATATGGTTTTTAAAGTCATTCATCATCACCTCCATCGGCTTTTTGCTTGTATTTCAAGCTTTGTAAATTCTGCATTTGTAACAGCTACAGAAATAAGATTATTTCCAACTTTCAAGGTTGGGAAATTCAAATCGGCTATGTATGGAAGTCCATTTTGCACTTTGTTTCCTTCCTCGTCCTCAATCCAAGCTGTCATCTTACTCGTATCTACTACGAATGTTTCTGTAGGCTTAAGGTCTACATTTGAAATCTGTAATTCCTCGCCATTTGTTGTAATCGTGATATTGTTTCCTGCTCCTGAGTCAAAAGTGCCGTTCACTCGATAAATAGGATATGATTCAAGATTACCAAGCACTCTTGTAGCTGTATGCTCTCCCTCTGATGTGATTAAGAACACCTCATCCTCTGTCGCATATCCAAATGGATCTGGACAGAAAAATGTAAGTTCAAAGGTAGATGAAAGTCGAACCATTCTCTCAAAGGACACACCACTTTGAAGTCTTGCATAATATACTCTCCCTGGTTCCGTATCAAGAATCAGTTCACACAAGCCTTTACTTGGATTCAGCCATTCTACAATCTCATCCTTGCGTTGTAAGAATGCCTCCTGCGACAGCATCGGAGGAATGAAACAGGTTATTTCTATCACACGCTCGGAGAACACACACCCAAGGTCAAGCAGTCCATCTTTTCCAGCCATTGTAAGAGTGTTATTTCTCAAGTCTGGAATTCGATTTTCTGTTGTCATTCTTGTGGCAATTCCCATACTCTTTGAAGTAATACCATCAAAAGTAAATCCCACTGTCTCATCCTCCTTTAAGTAAATCCGTTAGCACGTCTGCCCTGCTGTAGCTGTCTGTATAGCTGTTGCGATATCTTTTTAATGTCATCATCATTTCGTACTGTCATTTCCTTAATTTCAATCAAAGGACCTGCAACAGAACCTGTATCAGATGAACTTGAAGTGCTACTTCTTTCGATAGCAAAATCAGATGGATTTACACTAGCCACAGGACTAATAATCATATCTGATGCAACGCCTTCCACAGCTTTTGCCACCACATCCTTGCTCTTGTTGATTCCCTTTGCAAGTCCATCCATAAAGTCTGGCATCCATGACTCGTAATCGGTAAGTGGTCCCTCGTCTGGCACAGAGAAGTGAAGGAAAGATTTAATCTTATCTGCCACTCCTTTTACAGCATTTCCAACTGCACTCATGCAAGATTTGATACCATTAACGATTCCCATAATCATATCCTTACCCCACTGAAGTGCCTGCGAAGGTAGTGAAGTAATAAAGTTGATTGCCGTCTGGAATCCACTCTTAATTGCCGATGCTATATTTCCTACTGTGGTTTTAATAGCAGAAAGGATATTATTAAACACCGTGCTGACTGTGGTCTTAATGCCATTTACAATCGCGGTAATCGTGGTTTTTATGCCATTCCAAAGATTACTAATTGTATTTCTGATGGTATTCATAACCGTTGATACCGTTGTACTGATTGCATTCCATACAGTGGTTATAATGGTCTTTATAGCATTGATTACTGTAGTAACCGCTTGTCAAGGCCGGGTTCAATTTGACCCATTTGGCCGGTTAAAAGTGACCCAATAAAACGGTAAATTCAATGTTTCTTCTGCCTTAGGGCCGGAAGTCCTTAAAGCCGGTTTTCCCAAGGCCGGGCT